TGGAACACTAACGCCTTTAATTAAATATCTAGCCGTATCACTGTCACCAGCGTCCGTAATAAACACATCTAACGTGTCCGTTGTTGTTAAAATGTTAGCAAATCTTAAACCCACAATTGCATCATCACTATTTGATGTATAAATAGTAGTTGCTGAGTTGGTTATTCTTTTACCGTTACTTTCAAAATCTTGTGCCATATTTTTCTCCTAGTTTCTTATATCATAGAGCGATTGCCATCGCAACCGCGAATCCTGGTGATGCATATAGTGTATCGGTAGATACACCGCCAATTGTAATAGCGTCTGACTCTAAAGTTCCATCTATATCTGCATTTCCAGAAATATCTAAAGTTGCTGCGTCAAGCTCGCCTGTTAAAGTTATGTTTCTAAAACCTGTTATATCTTTGTTTGAGTCTACAATTACAGCTAATGATGCTGATACAGTTCCTCCTGTAATACCGTCTACTAAATTTAATTCTGCTGCTGTAGAAGTAATAGCTACACCACCTAAAGTAATAGAATCAGCAACAGATAAACCCCCTAATACAACATCAGCTAAATCATAACCTGTACCACTAGTATTAACCGTGGTCCCCGGATCAGCTTGCAATTCATCAAAAAACGTAAACGGATTACCAGTTGCGCTAACATCTCTAAAAAGTCCAGCATATTTACCAGTGCCACTAGTACCATATTGTCCGTAGAAACCAAAGTCTACAGCATCTGTGCTAGAGTCTTGGTCTTTTGCTAACTTAAACATTGAGTCTCCAACTGCAACAGTAGTTGAATCAACTGAAGTAGTTGTGCCGCTAATTGTTAAATTTCCAGTTACCGTTAAATTATCATTAATTGTAACCTCTGATGTAGAGTGACCAATAGATATTGGTACACCTGACGTAGCTGTACCAATTGTAATACCATTAGATGTATTAGAGTTATCTATGTTTAAAGTAGATGTACTATCTAATGAAATATTAGAACCATCAACAACTAAAGTACCATCTATATCTGTGTTGTCTAAATTAGTTGTACCATCAACATCTAGATCACCATTAAAATCTGCATTACCACCTAATGCTAAAGTAGTGGCCATATCAACCGCGCCATCAATATCCACTACATCTAAATTAGTTGTGCCAGCTACATCTATTGCACCTGATATGTCTAAAGTAGCTGCATCGAGTTCACCAGTAATAGTTAAGTTTCTAATACCAGTGTAATCTTTGTTTGAGTCTAAAATAACTGCCTTAGAAGCAATGGCCGTGCCGACTGCCGTACTACCTAGATCTAGTGCATTAAGCTCACCCACTACTGCGGTAATGCCATCTAATACGTTTAGTTCTGCAGCCGTAGAACTGATAGCAGTGCCATTAAAATTAATTTCATCTAAATAAGCTACACCATCAATATAAATGTCTTTCCATTCTTTTGATGAGCTACCTAAATCGTAAGTATTATCATCATCAGGAATAATATTAGAATCAACCTCGCCACCAAAAACAATGTTATCTGTGTTAGCATCACCAAGAGTTAGGGTGCCTCCATTAAATGTTGTCGTACCAGTTACAACTAAATTACCACCAATGTCTAAATTAGCGCCTAGTGTAACGTCACCATCTGCATCCAGAAATACAGCTTTACTAGAAGGTAATGTACAGAATACATTTTTTGTACCCGTTGCAAAATTTATTTTAGTTGTGTTACCTGATGATGTATCTATTACTGTAGTTCGTGCAAGAGTGTCAGTAGACGCGTCGGTTACAGTTCCAATACCTATTTCCCACGTGCCATCTGTTGCGTGAACAATGCCGTAGTAAGTTGTATTACCATCACCAATACCAGTTACAAACGTTTCAAAACCTGTTGCTGCACCAGCCAAGTCTAACGTGCCTTGGCCCGTTGTGGTTGAAGTTTCTTTGACTCTATCGTTAAGGACTAATGCCATTTAAACTCCTAACTTAACCTTATAATTGCTGTACTCGTTCCTGCTGCTGGAAATTGTATAGTGAACGTACCTGCTGTTGTTGCAAAGTTACCACCAAAATCTAACCAACAAACCGCACCGGCACTTGCAGAAGCTGCTCCGCCTGATGATTGATAGATAAGTGCAAATTGTGCAGTGATTGTAGCTGTAGTAAAAGAAGTATCTTGGAAATCTATAAAAGCAGTTGATGCACTTGCTCCTCCAGTTACACCATTAGTTGTTAGTGTATTTCCTGCTGCAGTGTAACCTGTTCCCGATACTTCATTTGTTGTGTTGTAACCAGTATCTGTTGCTGCTGCAGTTCTAGATGAAGTATACAAAGCTAGTTTATAACTGTCGCCACCTGATTGAAAATTGTGATTACCTTTTAAAAGCTGATCTTTAAAAACATTTGATATTGCGTTTGCCATATATATTCTCCTTAAGGGTTTTCAGAAGGAATAGCTATTCTAGGTATTCCATCCATGTATTCGTCTCTTCTTCTTCTACCCATCTGTTCACCAACAAAAGGTTGTAAAGCAGTCTTATAGTATGATTCATACATTTGAACCATCTGTGGGTTTTTTAAAAATTTAAAAGCTTCTACGAGGCAGGCGTAAAGTAACATTTCTGGTACGTTATTACTAACCCAAGTAGTTGTATTACTTGAAGATAGTCCTGTTTCTTGCGTATTATACGCTAGTTCAACAGTATATGCTGCATCGGGCGCCGGAGCAAGTAATATTGTGTCATTGTCCCAATTTGCATAGTATTTTGGTGTGCCTGTAATTGTTCTATTTGGCACATACTCATTGATAAAAGAAGAATCTTTTTTCTCTAGAGTAACCCTAATATTATCCGTTCCAAAAATTTGTATATATCTAACAAAAGCAAAAGTTTGTGGTGTAGCTCCAGGCATAGCTACAAAAGGATCACCTATCGTTAAATTAGCTGTTTTATATTTTTTAAATACATCTAAATCTGCATTTCTAAAAATTCTAGATTCTGCGTGTTCTATAAAATCATTAACGATAATTGTTGTTAAAACATTACTATCTGTTTCTGTATAGTCTCTTATCTGTGTTACTAAATCTGCGTATGCTGTCATGGTGTTACTGTTGTAGGTCCCGCGTAAGAGCGTAACCCTCCTCCTTTAATACTACCTGTTGTTGCAGTGTCTGTCGCCACTGTAAATGTGTATGTATCTGCATCAACTTTTGTTATTGTATAGCCAGCAGCTCTATTTATATTAGTTGCCTTAATTCCATCAAAACTAAGTGCATCATAAAAACGAACAGTGTCACTACTTGATCTGCCGTGATTTTCTTCAATTACAGTTATTGCACTTGTGCCAGCAGTTCCTGTTTTAAAAGAATTAATTTTTAATAAATTTGGTACAGCACTTTCTGTTCTATCAGGCCTAGCATCTCTAAGTGCTTGTGCATCTATTTTATGATCTTTTCTTTCTATTTGTGGGTGTTTAGATTCAAACTCAGATTTATGCACAAAAGAACCATTCCATTCTTTTACCATTTCTTGATAAGGAAAAGCCATGCCACTTCTATCAGAAATAGCTTTTGCTCTTTTACCTGTAGAAAAACTAGACATTACTATAATATACCTTTGGTGTTAAATAAGTGCTAGTTGAAGAACCGTCCTCTGTAAGCGCTCTATTAAGTTCATCTTCATATAACATTTTATTTTGTTGTACTAATTGTGGGTTGTATTTTTGTGATAAATAATAAGATAAACCAGATACCATACAAGGAACAAAACGATAAGGTACGTCTCCTGCGTTTGTATAATCACCCACATCTTCAATTCGTTTTACATAATAAATATGCATGTCAGCACTAGCTGATGATGAATTAGGTACTGGATAAACAGTTATAGTAACTCGATCTATAAATCTTTGTACATAGTATTGTGTTGGTGTACCCGATGTTAGTTTGTTAGATAAAGCAGAATAAGATGACCTATCAATTTTAGTCATAGCAGTATCTACTTGATTGCTAGCAGTTCTGTTAGTTCTATGTGTTGCTTCTAAAACATCATCAATACTATAAATAGTAGAATCAACTTGGTTTGTTGTTGCCTGTGCTCTGTTTGTATCAGCCGTGTCATCTGCCGCACTTCTAAAGAAATGGTATTCAGCTTGGTTTTCTACTAAATCAATATTCGTTTCTTTTAGTTCCCAATAATGTAACCCTCTATTGGCCCATTCTTGAAACATTATATTTATAGAACGTCTTGCTGATTTAATTTGATAACCTGTTAGCTGATCAATACCAACACGTTGATATGCTTCTTCTATGACTTCATCAATAGAAAAAGTTTTATCGAACGTTGCTGTTCCTGAAGTAGTGTTAGGCATAGGCTACTCCTTATTAATAAGCTTTAAGCCACTCGCATGTAATCGTTGCGCTATCATTAGCTGTACAAGCGGGCATGACTATTATGACATCTCCTGAAACACCACTAGCTTCATTATTCTTAATACCGCCAATAGAACTATAATCTAAATAACCATCACCTTCTAAAGTTAAGAAAGTTGCGTCAGTTGTTGCATCCCAAGTCATTTTAACAGCGTCAACTTTTGCTGTCATAGATACACTGTACCATATTTTATTTAGAACCACTCTAGATAAAGATGTTCCATCTGAACGATTATTAGTGGCTGCACTTACATCTATTATTTTTGTTGAACCACCAGAACTATCAGAAACATTATTATAGTGAGTTATTAATTTTCTATCACCATTAAATAATGTTTGATTTAATACTACGTCTGCCATTTTTTCCTCCTATTAAAGAGTAGGGGTCATTACACCCCTACTCAGAGTTAATTATTATGCAAATGGTGTTGCTAAAGTTCCGTCTCCGAAAGTAACGCCATTCATTTGCCATACTGCTGTTGCACTGCCTTGTCCACCTGCTGCGATGCCTAAACAATCAATAACGCCGCCTACAAATCTTCCTTTTGTATCAGCATCCATAGTCATTTTGTCATCATTAGATCCATCAGCGTGAAACTGCTTTAAGCTAACTGTTCCAGGTGCATCTTTATCAGATATGATAATTGTAGATGCAGCTGTAAAAATATCCACTGCTGCTGCAGCGTCAATTCCAAAGGTACCTGTAAAAGTTGTACCGATGATAAATTTATATTTTAAACCAGCAGCTGCAGTTGGTAAAGTTATTACAATACCTCCAGCTCTATTAAGTAAGTATGTAGTTCCAGTATCTGCTGCTGTTAAAGTTTTAGTAGCTGCAGTTACATTCTCTACATCTGTTATCAAGTTATTTACACCAGCAGTTTGTGCTAGGTTACCACTTGAATCAACTGTTAATTGGTCTGTAATCGCACCAGTTGATGAGTCTTTAGATATTTGTTTAAAGCCACCTTCTGATCTGACCGGACCGCTATATGTTGTATTTCCCATAATGTTGTCTCCGTTTCCGTTAATATAGTCCTGAGAAAGTCCACTGCACGGGTCTATACTAACTAAATTTACTTGTGCAGTGTGTCGAGTATACGCTTTAAAAAGGTATTATGCAAATAAAAAGGGGGCCGAAGCCCCCTAATTATAAAAGTTATTAGACTAACTCTTAACTTGATCCTGGTGAACCAAAAATACCACGCCAGTCAGATGCGCCGAAGCTGTATCTTTCTCTAGCTTTGTATCTCATGTTACCTGTATCAAAATCGCCTTCCATGGCAGTTTTTAAAGCCGCTCTTTGGAAGTGTTTTAATCCATTAGGAACATCAGTCTTGATAAAGAATGCGTTTGTGTCAGTTAAGAAATTGTTAACCACATAACCTTGTGGCATCATTCCCTTTGACTGAACTGCATTAATATCATTATCCGCAGTACCAACTCTATTAGCTGTTTTAGTAAGACGTTCAGCTACAAATTGTAGATCAGATGGTATAATTAGTTTCATACCACGAGCTGCAATTTTAAAGCCTCTCTCGTCTTTAAACTTACCAATAGCAATTAGTGATGCTTCTAGTGATGTTTCGTTAAGGTCAGAAGCCGCTAGTAAGTTAGACTGATTACCTGCAGCAACAGTAGGGTGATCGTTATCGATCAGGAACTGTCCGTCACCGTAAGTAGTCGTAGCAAAAGCGTTGTTCAAAATGTTCGCCGCTTTAATTTGCTTAGTCTGAGCCATAGATCTTGCTAGTGCTTTTGTGTAACGCTTAGCGATGCTGTCATACAAGTTATCCTCAACAGCTTCCTCAGTGATAGAGAAAGCGAGAGCAATTGTCTCGTGAGTATAACGTGCAGTAAAGCTTTCGTTTGCGTCGTCAAAAGACACAGCAGAACCTTCAGATTTTACTTGTGCTTCCCCAAAACCAGATAACATTACTTCTTCTTCAAAAGCTCTGTCACTAGTTTCAGTGTCGAAAATCTCTCCGTGTTGATTTTCGTAGTTTTTGTACTCAAGTCCGAATAATGCATTCAGACCTGGCTCTAGCTCTTTTGCTAGTTGTTGTCTTGATATAGCCATTTTTTATGTCCTCCTGCTATTAATTCAAATGAACTGCGTCAGCTATGAAACATCTTATTACAGTGTTTGTTCCTAACGCATTTCCTGGTTTTTTAGCAATACCTAAAAACTTAACACCAGTTAGAGTTGTACTACTTGTTCCAGCGTCGACTTCGTCTCCAGAAATTCCTGTTGTAGAATTTCCAGCTGCGTCTTCTTCGTGGTCCATGTAAGTGCCAACCATTGCTTGTGTTAAAGCTGTTCCTGTATCGCCTTGAGCTTCGTACACTTGGTACGGATCGTCATATACAAAACAGTCGATATTTTTGTCAAGATCGACTCCATCGTAATTGTTCTTAAATGTTGGTTTTCCTGTAGTGGGATCGTCGTATTGAATTCCGTTAAAAACCATAAGACCTGTATCACCAGCGCCAGCATCTACGATACCACCACTTGCAAATTTTACCATGTCTCCTTGGAACATGTCTGTCGTTTCGCCATCTAAAATTGTATACTGCGAAAGAGAGCCATTGTCCGGATTTCCTCCAACTTTACCACTAGGTCTAAAACCAAAAGGGGCATCTATATTTGCCATATTTGTTTCCTCCTTAAAGGGTTGTTGTTAGTTTAAATCAATGGTTAAAAAAGATTAGTTCTTTTTTGAGCCACCGAAAGTTACACGAGTTTGTCGATCTTGATTGATCGGCATACTTGGGTGCTGTTCCTTTAGGACATCGTTATTTAGAGCCTCATTTCGATCAGTATTCATTTGTTTAAAATACTCATCTCTAGACTCTGCGAGTTCTTTAGGCATCCTTGCCAGCACAAGGCCACCAACTCCGATATTGCCTGCGTATTTGCCTTCCGTAACTTCTGGATAATCAGCATCAGGATATTCGTCAGATCTTACTAACTCCCATCCAGATTTGATTTGTGCTGCCATGTTTCCGGTATCTTTATACCCCATGACTTCTGCACGTATCCATCTGTGTACGTAACCGTCTGGCGCAGGCGGTGCGTCGAGTGTTGATGGAGGAGCCCAAACTTTAGGTCTTTCTTGTTTGACCCTAGTTTCGCTCACGCGGGAAGTTTTAACAGTTTTATTTTCTGTATCTTTTTTAGTCATATGCTTATACCTCCTTCGCGGCTAATTGTTTCGCATACTCTTCG